AGGATGTAGAACAGGACAAACAGGAAGTATATTTATGGTTCAAAGTGGAGGTAGTGGAACTATGGCATATAATGCAGATTTTAAATTTATAGGTGGTACAGACCCAACCTTATCAACAGCAAATGGTGCAGTAGATAGATTAGATTATATTGTAGTATCTGCATCTAGTGATGGAGTTGGAGGAGATATTCATATGGTAATTTCACAGGCATACGCATAATGGGAGTCTTTCAAAATAATTTATTAGCTGCATCTGCAGCAGCAGCAAGTGCAGGTGGAGCAGGATTTTATGGTTTTCAAATCGAAAATTCATGTAGATTCGATAATGGAAGTTCAAGTTATTTATATAGAAATAATGGTAGTGGTACAAGTAATGGATTAAAATGGACTATTAGTTGTTGGATAAAAAGAACTATTTTAAGTGATGTATCTAAAGGATATTTTTGGGGTAATAGTGGAGGTTGGAATGCAGGTCGTTTTGATAGTGATGATAATTTGGTAACAGATACTCATAAAACTCACGAAACTTCTGCTGTATATAGAGATACTGGTGGTTGGTATCATATTGTATGGAATATACAAGGTTTAAGTACATCTTATTTATGGGTTAATGGAGTAGCACAAACAGTTAATGTATCTGGTAGTGGAACTTTTAATACACCTTTTTATCCTAGTACAAGTTTTTATGTAGGTAGAAGTGGTGGTAATTATTTTGATGGTTATATGGCAGAGTATCATGCTTTATATAATGTTAATGCAGACCAAGACGATTTTGGTGAATTTAAAAATGGAGTGTGGATTCCTAAAGAATATACAGGAAGTCATGGTAGTGCAGGATTCTATCTTAAATTTGAAAATGCAAATGACCTTGGAAATGATTCTAGTGGAAATAATAATGACTTAACAGCAGGTGGACTTGGAACAGACCATCAAGTTCTTGATAGTCCAACATTTGGTAGTTAATATGAAAGGAAATACTAGATATGGCAAGTAGTGGAAATTATCCAACTTTTAATCCTTTAGTTAGAACAGGACAAAGTTTAACTCATTCTAATGGAAATTTAGAAGTAGCATCTGGTAGTTTTTGGTCTAGTAGTGTTTGGTCAAGAATGACTATGGCAGGACATGGTGGTAGTTCTGGTAAATACTATGCAGAGTTTGTTAATTATGGTAGTTCTGGTGGTGGTTCAACAGTTTGTGGTGTTGGTAATTATGACTCTTTGGCTATTAATACAACTAATCATAATGATGCAATAATTTATTATTATGATTATATATTACAAAATGGAACACAAGTTAATATAGGAGGTAACTATTCTTCTCCACCTGGTATTTCTGGTAATGAAGTTTTAAGAATAGCTTGGGATTGTAGTAATGGCAAAGTATGGTTAGGTGCTTCTCAAGAATGGTTTGATGTAGGAAGTGGAGTAGGTGACCCTGCAAATGGTAATAATCCATCTGGAACTATATCAACTTATGCAGGAGCACCTATAGGAGTTTTACATAATAGGTCAACTAATACTGGTAGATGTATTATGAATTTTGGACAAAATGGAACTTTTAATGGAACTTTAACAGCTCAAGGTAATTCAGATGAAAATGGAGATGGTGATTTTTATTATTCTGTACCTACAGGTTTTATTTGTTTAAATAGTAAAAATTTAACTATAGATTCAGACATAGACCCTGCACAAACTGATGATGATATTCCCCAGAAGCAATTTAATACAGTTTTATATACTGGTAATGCTACTAATGGTCATGGAATAACAGGATTAGGACTGCAACCTGATATGGTTTGGTTTCAAAGAAGGTCTACATCAGGAAGTTATGGTGAAGGTATAATTGATTCTAATAGAGGAGCAAGTGTAGGATTATATCCTAATAGAACTGAACAAGAAGCAAACTTCAGTAGTGACTTTGTATCTTTTGATAGTGATGGATTTACATTAAATGCAGGTTCTTCTGCTAATATAAATAATAATGGTCAAACTTTTGTTGCATGGTGTTGGAGAGCTAATGGAGGAACCACAGCTAGTAATTCAAGTGGTTCAATAACATCTACAGTACAAGCAAATCAAGCAGCAGGATTTAGTATTGTAACTTATGCAGGAAATGATGGTTCTTGGGGTTCTGGAAATAGAGATACTTTTGGACATGGTCTGTCTGCTGCTCCTGAATTTATTATAGTAAAAGAAAGAAACAACACAGATGCTTGGACAGTTTTTCATCATTCTGTAGGTAATGGTGGTGGTAGTAATGCAGCATCTAATAATTTAAGATTAGATACTAGTGATGCTTTATATACTAATCAAAGTTATAAATCATTTGGAGCAACTATGCCTACTAGCACTTTAGTTACTGTAGAAGGTAACACTACAAATTCAAGTGGTGTTAATCATGTGGCTTATTGTTGGCATTCAGTAGAAGGGTATAGTAAGTTTGGAAGTTATGAAGGGACAAATAACACAGATGGTCCATTTGTGTATACTGGATTTAGACCTCGTATGTTATGTATCAAAGGTGTAGATGAAGCATATTCGTGGTTTGTATTTGATTCTGCTAGAAATACATTTAATTTAGTAGATAAACATTTAAGATGGGATGGAACTGATGCAGAACTAACAGAACCAACTGGTGCAAGAAGGTTAGACTTTTTAAGTAATGGATTTAAAATTAGAGCAACTGATGCAAGTTTAAATGGTAATAATGATACTTATGTGTACATGGCATGGGGTGATGTGCCATTTAAATATAACAATACTTTTTAGGAGGTGAAATAATATGTGGGCTTATATAAAGGATAATAA